CAGCAGTATCAAACACAGATGGAACTATTACAAGTCAAGTATCAGCTAATACAGATGCTGGGTTTAGTATTATTTCTTATACAGGTAATGGAGTAATACCTTCAACTTATGGTCACGGCTTGTCAAAAACTCCTGAAATTGTTCTTGTAAAAAATAGAGATGCTTCGTCAAATTGGACGTTTAACTCTAATCTAACCCCTACTGGAGCTATGTTTGGACACTTAAACACTACTTCTGGTTTATCGCAAACCACTTGGATGGGAGGTACAGATAGCGTTGTGTCTATGTTATTTGAAAACGGCAACCTGCAAAATGCTAACGGAAATGACTATATAGCATACGCCTTTCACAGCGTGGAGGGATATTCTCGAATAGGTTATTACACAGGAACTGGAGCAAATGGGAATAGTATTGTGACAGGGTTTAGACCTGCTTTTGTTATGACTAAGAAAACAAATAATACTGGAAGTTGGACAATAATAGACAATAAAAGAGATTCGTCAAATCCAATAGAGAAGTTCTTAAAGGCGAATGATAGTACTTCGGAGGGTACTGCGTCTGATTATGCTGATTTTAATTCTAATGGATTTACACTAAACACCTCTTCGGGAAACAACAGCGGAGATACTTTTATCTACTTAGCATTCGCAGAAGAGAACGTACAACCAGAACCAGAGTTAGCTAATAGCTTTAACGTAGTTACTTATACAGGGAATGGTAGTACTCAAAATGTAACTGGATTAGGATTTCAACCAGATTTAGTTTGGGTGAAGTCAAGGGATGCGTCTCATCACCACGTTTTGGTTGATTCTGTAAGAGGTTCTGATGGCTTATATGGCAGATTATTCTCAAGTTCAACGAGTGCTGAAAATACTACGAGTACTGATACTGTAACTAATATATCTACAGACGGATTTACGGTAAATTCAGCAGGGTCAGGTTCTTATGTAAATGACAGTTCAACGGATTACGTTGCTTGGGCTTGGAAAGCATCTAATGATAGTACTATCAATAATGACGGTAGTATATCAAGTATTGTTAGTGCGAATCCTGCTGCTGGATTTAGTGTGGTTTCTTATAACAGTAATGGAACTGCAGGAGCAACTGTAGGAACTGGACTCGACTCTGCTGCTGAAATGATTATAGTTAAAAATAGAGATGACTCGGATAAGTGGGCGGTATATCATTCAGCTACTGGAGCAACTAAATTTTTGTCTTTAAACGAAACTTCAGCCGCTACGACCTCTTCGGCTTATTGGAATAATACAGAACCTACTGAAAACTCATTTACGATTGGTGCAACCTCTCCAGTAAACTCTCCTAATAATGAGGATTATATTGCCTACTGCTTCCATTCAACTGATAATCAGAAGATAGGGAGTTATACAGGGACAGGAGTAAATGGTAACAGTATTACAACGGGGTTTCAACCAAGATGGATATTAATTAAAAACACTACTTCAGGTACAAATAGTAGTTGGTGGATGATTGATGCAGTAAGAAATCCAAGTAATCCAAGAAATAATAGATTAGTTGCAGACCAAAACTTTGCAGAAACGACATATACTCCTGCAAATCTTAATTTTGATGCAAATGGATTTACTTTAGATGGTAGTTATCACGGTACAAATGCAAATGGAAATACCTACATCTATTTAGCAATAGCATAATGCAAGATTTGAAGATAATAACTAACGCGTAATAATATAATTAACTAAATATAAATAAAATGGAAATTAAATTAAATCAAGAACAAATTAATAAAATAACTCAAATATTAAATGAGTTCCCAATTAAAGAACTAGCCAAAGTACAAGCTATTTCTACAATTTTGCAAGAATCAAATAACAATAAAAATGAATCTAATAAGAAAAATTAGTATTGGGCGTGACTATAAGAACGATGCAATGCATTATAGTGTTGGACAAGAAGTTTTTGGAGGTCATACTATATCGGAAATACTAGAAGAAAAAGATTGCTATAAAATATATATTAAAAAAAACGATGAGGTTTTACCTTGGAAAGAGTTTAATAAAAATATGGCAGTATCAATAGAATTTAATTTAGAATATTAATGAAGCATACGCATGCTTATATTGTTGAACCTACCAATGGCAGATACAATAATAAAAAAAATGTTGAAGGTCAAGAATTAATATTAAATACATCAGTAGAAGATCATAAGTTTGTAAACAGATTAGGTGTTATAGTTGAAACACCAATTATTAAAGACGAATATGATTTACAAATAGGCGATGAAGTAATTATTCATCATAATGTATTTAGAAGATATTATGACATGCGGGGTAATGAAAAAAATAGTCGTAACTATTTTGAAGAAGATAAATACTTTTGCTTTAGCGATCAAATATTTTTATACAAAAGAAGTGGTAAATGGCACACGCCACCAGGTTTTTGTTTTGTAAAACCAATTAAAAGCACAAATGATCTTACAGAAGATAAAGAAGAGCCACTAACAGGCATTTTAAAGCACGTAGGAGACTATTTAAGAGACTTTAATTTAGATAATGATGATGTGATAGGTTTTACGCCAAATAGTGAATATGAGTTTGTTATAGAAGACGAACGATTATATAGAGTGCCACTTAATTCAATTTCAATTAAATATGAACGCAAAGGAACTGAAGTCGAGTATAATACAAGCTGGTTATAAAGCGGTGCACGAACTTATACGAGTAGCCGAAGAAGAAATAATTGTTGAAGGCGGGGATGATGAACTCGCTGCAGATAGATTAAAAAACGCCGCTGCAACTAAAAAGCTTGCAATATTCGATGCTTTTGAAATTCTTACACGCATAGAGGCTGAAAAGAATTTAATGGAAGATAAGCCTGTTGAAAAAAAAGAAGCGTTTGGTGGGTTTGCTGAAAGAAGATCTAAATAATGTACGAACAAACATTAGTTAAAACCGTAACTCCAGTTAAACCCAACGTAATCAAAAGATTAAATAGGTATAATAAATGGCTGTATGGTTACAATAAAGAACACGATATTGTTGTTATAAGCAAGAATGGTAAGATAGGTGATATTATTGAGTTGCAAGGATTGTGTATAGCATTACCACCTGCACCAAAACAAATAGATAACAATAATAATAGATGGGTAGCGCAAGAATATCCTAAAGATTTAAAAAATATCAAAAGTATATTTGATTGGGAAAGCTATCCTGAAACATTTAAATCAAAATGGTATGATTATATTGATAAAGAATTTACAAAGCGCGAAGAGGGGCATTGGTTCAATAACAAAAACGTGGCTACTTATATTACTGGTACTCACTACATGTACTTGCAGTGGACTAAAATTGACGTTGGGCAACCAGACTTTAGAGAAGCGAACAGATTATTCTTCATATTCTGGGAAGCTTGCAAGGCAGATAAAAGATGCTACGGAATGTGCTATCTTAAAAATAGACGGTCAGGTTTTAGTTTTATGTCCTCCTCTGAAACAGTTAACATGGCAACCATATCTTCAGATTCAAGGTTTGGAATATTATCAAAGACGGGTTCAGATGCAAAGAAGATGTTTACAGACAAGGTTGTACCGATATCAGTCAACTACCCGTTCTTTTTCAAGCCCATACAAGACGGAATGGACAGACCAAAATCAGAACTCGCATACAGGGTACCCGCCTCAAAACTTACCAAAAAGAGTATCACCCAAACCAGTGAAAAACAAATATTAGAAGGTTTAGATACGACAATTGACTGGAAAAATACTGGGGATAACAGTTATGATGGTGAGAAGCTTAAGTTATTAGTACATGACGAATCAGGTAAATGGGAGAAACCTGACAATATATTAAACAACTGGAGGGTAACAAAAACAACATTAAGATTAGGTAGTAAGATTATTGGGAAATGTATGATGGGATCAACATCTAATGCATTAGAAAAAGGAGGAGGTAATTTTAAAAAGCTTTATAATGATTCAGATGTTACAAGAAGAAATAGAAATGGACAGACTAGCTCGGGATTATATAGTTTGTTCATACCTATGGAATGGAACTACGAAGG